TTTTGTATGCTAAAGTTAACAGCGCTTTTATTTTTATCTTCAAACACTATCTCTGGATCAACATAAATCATCCGTACCAGTAACAGAGCGTAAAATTTATCTATAATATCCAGATCTTCTATGCCCTTGAATATAATCTTATTTAAAAAATTATCTAACCCTTCAAAGTCTTCATTCTCACAAAACTTTAATATAATAAAAAAGTCTTTATTTTTCAGCTCAGGAATTCTCACCTCTCTACCGCTAGGTAGTCTAGTTTTAATATTAAATTCCATAAATCTACCCCCTATTTAAAAAGTACCGTTGTTTACAGGTATACTATTTTTATTAACCACGGCGTAGCGGTTAAACGAAAAGGAAACAGTTCTTGTTATATCATTCATTCCAAGCTCTCCGTAGCTAAGACTATCACCACTTATTTGAAACGGTATAGCATCATAAAATTCTACAACTTTACGAATATCTAATGATATAGAATTTTTAGCCTTGAGAGGTGTGATTACATCAGAATAACTTCCAGCATCACGAGAAAATTGAATTAACTGAAGATCACACTTTAGTTCTTCTTCTGTAGTTCCATCTTCTATAAGACCTTTGTGAGATGCTGCTATAATCCAAGGTCTTAGGAAATAATCAAATATATCAATATTGGTTTCGAGAAAGGTAATGTCTACTTTATTAGAACCGCCATATCCCTGTCTATTACCAGCGTATTGACCTCCTAAAAATCCTGCTGCTCCATCTATATTGGTATTTGATATATCAAACGCATCTGAAGGTAGGGCAATGTTTTGAGCTAGTAGAATACCAAAATTACCAAACGGGTCTGTAATTTCTTCTAAACATTTTTTATTAACTGGCCACTGATCTGCTGTAAAAGCCTCGTATTTACCTAAAACTGATTGTATATTTTCACCCAACTTACTCATAACGGTAGTCTTAGGGTAAATATAGATGGCCCAAAGAAACTTTAATGGGATGTCATAGCGCCAGTCTCTATGAACATTTAAACGTCTCTTTATCGGTCCATCTTGAGCAGTTGGTATAGCCATTTATTATTTGATCTTGTTATAGAAGTGGTATGCAATGGTAACCGGCATTTCAACCGTTTGACCTGTACCACCAGATATATTATAAGAGATATCACCGATATTTCTTATAGATGCACCTATAAGTTTATAGGTGCTTATAATTTCAAGATCCTTGTCTAACTGCGCTAGCTCAATGTAGTAAGTGTCGTCTGGAGTGCCATACAATCCTGTTGATGAGATATCATCAAACATATATCTTGAAGCAGCTTCAAATAGATTACGTAATCTGCTTTGCGAGTCTAAGAAGAATGTTAAGCTATAGCCTTCAGCTCCTGAATATGTAGCATTACCAGGGATGTTTAAGTTTAGTCCCATGTAAGGAACAGCTACGTTGGTTATTGTTCTACCTGGTAGGTTAGCAGCTTTAGCGTAGATTAGATCTTCTTCTGTTATTTCACCAGCTATACCTGCTAGATTTAGAGATGTAACTCTAAATAGAAAGTCTCTCGAGAAATCTCTACTTGCTGCTACACTGTAAAACTTACTAATTTTTTGTTCTGACTTAGCCATATAATTATTTATTCTATGTTATTATTAACCACCTACTAGCTCTTGGAAGTTAGTATCTGTTCTAGTTGCGTAGAAGTTAACCAATATAAACTCTGCTGTTCTTACTGGCTTGAGATAGATATCAACTACCAACTCGTTATTATCAATAACTTCTGGAGTGTTGTTACGCTCATCACAAACAATTAAGAAATCGTAAAGTCCATCAGCTGCTTTAACTCTTTGGAAGAATGGAGTCAAAGTATTAACAACTCTTGTTCTTGTAAAGACGGTGTTATTCTCGAATAAGAAGAACTTCATTACTGATTTTACAATCTTTTCAAGATATAAGAATGTTCTTCTTACATTAACTCTATCAAATGCACTTGGAGCTTTAAGCATCGTCTTTTGTCCGAATACTACTAATCCCTGATCTGGGAATCTTGTAATAGGGTTAAGATTAACTTTATAGAGTTCATCGCGTTGTCTTTGGTTAGGAGCTATTGCAAGATCTACTGCATTGTTGAGAATACCTCTATTAAATCCTGCTGGAGCGCCCCATGGACCTACATCAGAATCTGTTGAAGCAATTTTAGCTGCAATAAAGCCTGAAGGCGGCGCATATATATACAAGCCGGAGCTCTCATCATACACCTTCATGTAGTTAGCATACACTGTAGCATATGAAGTGTTAACAAGCTCGTATTGATGTCTAAGAGCCCAATAAATGTGTTGCGAGAAGTTCTTAGTAGGATCATCAATTACCTTTGATTGTTTACCTGTTACTAAGATTTGACGAAGTGGATCAGCTACATAAAGTATATCACCTCTACCACCATCTTTGAGAGGTCCGCAGAACTTAGCAAATTGATTAGCTATAGTAGTATAATAGTCTCTTACTTCTGTATCTTCTAACTCAGAATTAGATGTTCTAAGAGCATCAAACTTGCTATTTGTAAGTGTATCATCAAAGTAAGGTAAGTCAGTTGCACAAACTGTAGCCCATATAGTTCCTAATCCACCTTCTGCAATAACATCTATATCATAAACTTCATCGTTTCTTATAGTCTCAAGGGCTCTTGAAAGCTTAGCAGGTATATTACCAACTTTCTTATCTTCTAGTTCCACTTCACTATAAGCTCCTAATGGGAATAATGAATCAGCAGTTTTAATAACTGTATCAGCCGTTAAAGTCTGTAAGTTTGTAAAGTTAATGCCCCAGTAACCGTAATCTGTATTAGAAAACCCTGAAATTGTTCTAACATTTGTACTAGAAACCAAGCTAAACAACGAACTACTTACTGTTGGGAAAGTAGTTCTACCCGCGGTTGCTGATGCAGCAGGTATTTTAGTAGCGATATTAAATCTAAATTTAGAAGGTACATTAAGGTTATATGTATTCTGAATATTACTAGTAAGAGTATCAAACGTTGTAGGTACTGAAGGTATGATAAATATATTAGTATTAGCAGAAAGAATAGAAGTATATGTACTGTTAGTAGATACAACACTATCAATTAGCTTTTGCGAATATACTCTAGCGGTCTTTTTAGGTATGCCGTCTGAACTAACTTGAATTCCGGTAAAGAAGTCAGAGATATAAGGGTTAACTAGAACTTCAATATTACGAGAAGTGTTTTCTACATTTTCTAAGAAGAAGTTTACTGGAGTACCACCTTGTAGGGTAGTTGTTTTTCTATAATATCCTATCGATCCATTATAACCCTCATCAAGAGCATAATCTAGTTGAGTAACATCATTGCTGAATATGGATTGTCTGAGTTTGAAGATACCTAAATTTAAAGTATCTTTATATAAATTGGTACTTACATCTACCGCTGCTATTTTCTCCTCCATTACTTGCGAAACAGTATTGAGAGATGGGTTATTACCCGAAGCATTAGTTGCTGTAAGACCGAATGCAAATCTTGATGTAGGTATATTAATATATTCAGGAGGCGTAATACCGTCCGCGTCAGGTTTTTTCTGAGCTGTTTGAATACCGCGAATAGATGTATAATCAGTAGCTGGATTTAAATCAGTATTATCTTTAAGTCCTAAATAAAATCCGTAAAACTTATTATCGATGGTGGTTTGTCCGCTATTAATGACTATAAGACCTGCACTTCCAAGATCGCTAAGACCCGCAAAAGATGTCTTAGCACTTGAACTCCACTTACCGCCGCTGAAGATAGTACCATTGCGTAATGCTAAGTATTGATCTTCGGTAGCTGTATACTGTGTTGGAGCTCCTAAAACATAAGATGCAGCATCAAAGGCGCTTAAATTTGTTGTACCGCCACCGGTTAGTGCGGCTCCGTTAGTGCCATATACCTTTACAGGGTAGGCTAAAATGCTATATAAAGAACCAAATCCCTGACCAGATCCACCACCATAAGGTAGTCTGTTTACTTTAATTCTTGCTGTTGAGTCGAACGCTGCCTTAACAGTGTGAGAGAAGTATCTTTCTGCAGGAGTTTTTGGTGTACCGTAAATATCTTCAAACTCTGTATAGGATGAAACGTCCAATACTTCGTCGTAAGGACCTTGCTGTGAGAATCCTGTAATATAAACATTAGTACCTGCTCTTGTTGGTACTCTCAGTGATAAATCGCGTTCACCTATTTCAACACCTGGAGAATTAATTGTTCTTATAGCCATGTAATTATTTATGGCATTTCAGTACAATTTTTTAATTTAAAAGATAAGTATGTAGTTGGGAGTATACAAAAGTAAAGGAAGACTCTATTTCGTTAGATTCCCTATAGTTGAAGTTGATACCTCCTAAATCAGTAGGAAAAGCTTTTGTATAAACGAACTGTATTTTTTCATTATCAAATTCATCAAGTCCGTATATGGTAAGATCTGTTTGATAATCTCTAAAATCATTATCTGATATTACATCGTTTTCATCAAAAATTCCTTCTTTCTGACTGTGTAAGAGGTCTAACCATTTATATATTACCCAATAGTTGGTATATTCATTATCGATGGTAAAATTTACAGTAACGGGAGGATACGGAGATTTATTATGAGAAGAATTATAAAGAGTGCTTCCTGAATATCTTATTTCTAGAGCAGGTACTGTAATAGCAGGTACAACAGTACCGTAAATTGAAAACTGCATACTGTCTTGTATTACCGTGCTGTTAGTTCTACTAATGTTATTTGAACCTTTTAAAGCATTAGGGACCTGAAACACCAGCTTAAACTTATCAACGCGTGATTTGTTGAGAACAGATTGTTTATATATATTAGTGTTGCTCATAGTGTCGTCCAGCCGTCTTGTTGTAAGAATTCCATTTCTGCTACTTGTTCTGAGTCACCCATGCCAAACACAACAGGTGTCATATATGTGTTATTTAGTCCTACTACTTCAAAATCATTATATATAGAAGTAGGGTCTTCGAACATAGCTACACCAAAATCCATAGGTTCTATAAAGCTTGGTTTTCCATGATCATCTAATTCTACTATCTCAAAATACCGCTCTGTTAGTTCTTTTTCTAAAATAAACAGAGCATACATCAGTGACATTACTCTATCATCATGATATCCACCTTTAGCTTTCCAGGTACCATTGGGATACCTTACAAAATCTTTAAGTTCTTTTAGAGTATCAATATCTTTAATAGTAACGGATCGCATTTCGTTTATAAAATATCGCATATTCATAACACCTTTATATTTGGTGTTAGTGTGAGCTATCATACCCATTTGAGGCTTAGCTCTATTTGCAACCTTTGCTCCATACGATACAACTTTCTC